ATGTTGGTTCGTGAGGATTAACTACTTGCAAGGTCCTCAGTAAATTCTACTATATGCGTGAATCTCTGGTTAATTACTGTATCCCAAAGTGGAAAAACGACAGTACTACAGACAACCCGCAGGGAAGATAACTTAATATGACAATCAAAACAGGTCATACGTTTACATTTACATCTTGGAACAAACCCTTAGCATATCTAGTCGGGGTTTATCTGAGTGACGGGTCAGTACATGAACCCAGTGGTAGAATGAAAATCTTTACACATTCTTCTATTGACAAAGAGTTCATGGACAAAACGGCTTCGGCATTACAGGTAATCTTACCTACGACGACAATACGCCAACGGGTTATCGTGAGAACTAAAGTAGCAGCTTCAAGTCTTGCAAAACGGTTTACGTCTGCAATACATGAAGTAACTGTGTCGAACACAGAGTTTTGTGATTGGCTGCAGAACATTACTAATTTTAAAACGACTGTTCCTATATTGCCAAAAGAACTAATGATTCACCTGCTGTCAGCTTTTATAGACGGTGACGGTTACATTAGCATCTTTAAAGATAGGCGACGAATACAGACTCAGCACGCACATTTACGCTGCTACATGGCAGGAATTTGCGGCAAGGGTCCAAAGATGCCCCTCATTGTCAAAGCATTTATATCCATTGGTGTTAAACTCGGATGTAAAACCATTGGCAAACGAGACGTAGAAACGTATTCAGTACAGCTCAGCACCTTAGCAGAATCTGGAGTTTGCTTTGCTATCACACGCAAATTCTTTAGGTTTTGTGAATATGTCAATCAAGTTAAACCCTCAACGACTATACGTAGAACACTAATTTATACTAGTGATGATATAGTCTGAACTACACGGAGACGTGTAGAGTGAGTACCCAATCTCACCTGCCTTTTACTATTAAAGGTACGTAACAGTTTGCTGCAAGCCGAAATGGCTATCATGGCACCGACGGACACTCCGCTACGCAACCGCCTGAATCGTATTCAGGGTAATGGTAAAGCGCACGCTTGGTATCAGTTGATTCCGACCATTTCCGCAGGCGCACAGTCTGCTGGTCATCTGTTCTTGGGTGGAACTGCCCCTGAAGATGCTTTTTTCCCTAAAGGTGGATTGCCTACGGCTACTCTGCCGTCCTACGTTTATAAATCTGCACCTTATGTCAGTGTTGGAGACCTTGCTACCGTTTCGTTCTTTGAACAAATGGCGGGCGGGACTTACACGGATATTAAGAAACACCAGATTAAAACGAAGATGCTGAACGTTGCGTTGATTGAAGAATGGGCCATTATCAATGGCGATTCTTCGATTTCGCCTCTTCAGTTTGACGGTCTTGCAAAACAAATCACGTTGAATGTCAAGGATAACGCTAACGCAGCCTTGGCCCTCAGCGACATCACTGCAGTTTGCAAAACCATCGTTAGTAAAGGTGGGAAGCCTCAGGCTGTTGTTGTTGGTTATCGTGAGTTGCAGAAGATTTCCGAACTGGTACTTTCTAGCTATTATAGATTGTTTCAGGCAGGAGCTGGTACGATGGCGGATATTCCCGCTGGTATTAGCGTGACGAAGTGGCTTTCCCCATTTGGTGTGGTCGATATTATTGGCTCACGCTACATTGTGGAAGTTGCTGGTGGTACCACGGGTGCCCCCACGTCTCAGTCGTTTGCTCTCGTTATCGACGACAAAACAGTATTGGAAGATGGAAACGCCGTACAGATGGTAGATTTAATGCCGCTGTCCGCTATTGACCTTGCGTTACTCCAGTCTGCTTACAGGACGTTGATTGCCGAATTTTCGGTACTTCAGCTGACCTGCGAAGCCTTCCAAGGCAAGATTATCAACATCGGAGCTTAATTGTTCTGATTAGGTAGTCATCCAAAAATTTGACAATGGTGTCCAAAGTAGGAATCTTTGGGCACCTAGTCATCTCTCTTACCGAATTCTTTTTTACACACATGCAAAAGATATTAAACTATAATAACAAAATTACATTACAATAAAATATCAGGATAGGAAAACAAACATGGGCTTTCAGTATTGCAATATTCAGGATGTAAAAGTTTGGTTGGCTGGGTTGGACGTTTCAGATATGCCCCAAACATTGGACCTGATGATTGAACAAAGTTATATTCCCTGGGCTAAACGTCAAATTGACACATACATTGGCGAGAACCTTGATTCCACGACTGTCACTGAGCACTATGATGGTTCTGGCATGGTCGAACTTATTCTGAATCACAGACCCATTTCTTATTTACGTAAGTGTGTTTTGCGTATCATTCCATCTATGCAATGGTTTGAATTTAAACGCTGGACGCATATTAACAATATCGACCAAACAGGTATAAAAGTTGCTTCACACGGTGGCGTGACTCCATTAACACAAAGTGCACTTCCCCCGTATGTTTTTAGCGTCACTGATGATGTTCCAGATGACCTTAAGGGTCCTACGCCTACAGCGGTATTTAGTGATACCACAACACAATATGAAGGGTCAGACCTATTTGTAAATTGCCGTATGGGTATTCTTTCAATCCCACCCAGAATTCTGTATCTTGAAAATCAAGCAATCCCTTTTTGGAATTACACATGGCTAAGAGGCTATGGCAATATTGAAGTTTCATATGATTATGGTTATAGAACCCAGGCTGACTTACCACAAGAAATTCGTAATGCTTGTGCCCAATTCGTTGCAGCTGCTGTTCTTTCTACCAAAGGCCAATTCATGGGAGGCGGTGCCTCGTCATTTACGCTTGGTGCAATCCCCAGGTCATACGGTACACAACCGTTTGCAACACATATTAAGGCTTACCAAGAGGGAGCTAAAATGACTTTAGCTTCCTATCGACGGCTAAAAGTCTAAAACAAGGAGCTAATAATGGCAGTTCTTAAGGGTGGCATTTTAGAATACAAAGAAGAAGCAATCGGCTCTATTGATGGTCACAATGACACATTCGTTTCAAGTTTTCCGTTTATTCCAGGGACGCTACGGGTGCATTTGAATGGCCTTGAACAAGATAGCCCTGAAGATTATGTTGAGCTAGATATGCAAACAATTCAGTTTGTTAATCCACCCCTGGGTGGAATTGATTCAGATGTTGTAACTCTGACATACCAGCGTCAGTAACAACGCTAAAATAAAATTCTAACAAAAAGGAAGTGTATTAAAATGGCTTATGGACCTAATATAGTAATGAGTCAGGTTTCAGCTAGCAGTCCTTATACTGTAAGCTCAACGAATGAACATCCAAGTTATCCTGCATGGAAACTGTGTGATGGCGACGATGGTTCCTATTGGAACTCAAATGGCCCCTGTCAGGCCGTTGTATTTACAGTAGATTTTGGAGTAGGAAATGCTAAAAAAGTTCGCAAGTATTCAGTAAAGTTTTATAGTTCAGCAAGCAATAGTCCTAGTGATTGGACCTTTGAAGGCTCCAATGACAATTCTAATTGGACCGTGCTTGATACAAGAACTGGGCAAGCAGCAAATGCAGGCACTACGCAAGAATATGAATTCGCTAATGCTGTAAGTTATCGGTATTATCGGCTAAATGTTACTGATGGTGCAAGTCCTAGTGATGGAATGGCTTTTTATACCCTGGGCATGTTTGAGGCTCTGGTTATACCGACCTTCGCTGTGTATAACAGCGCATATCCAACCCAGGATGCAGACCATGTTAAAGCTACTACAGATGGTGGTGCTCCTAGTTATGATTATGGTGCCACTTTCTATCCGACTGACCCGCTAAAGAAACTTACTGGTAGTGCCGACGATAAGGTGGCTTGGACTTGTGCAAGCCCTTATACGACAAATCAGAGATTCCACATTGACCTCGGAGTCGCAAAGGTTATTAATAGGCTTTACCATGAAGGAACTCATCACTATGGTGCTAACACATACAATGGTCCTAGACACTTTACATTGTGGGGTTCAAATGATGTTAATGCATTTAATGAGCTAACATATGCAATTGATACAGGCTGGACACAGTTAAACACGGATACTGCGGAATTCGCACAGCATGTTTCTAGTGATATTGTGGACCCGCATTATATTTTAGTTGCGTGTTCGGTTGCCTACAGATATTATGCAATCAAGTTTGAAGATAACTGGGGTGGACCTAGTATGCAACTTCGTCGAATAGTTCTTCAAGAAGGAATGGATGTTTCAAATTATACAGCTAACGTAGTTCCTGCAATGACTTCTGACACTACACCAAGTGGTGTGGTGACTATCAGTTCATTACAAGATGGTAGTCTTCCTGGTTGGGAAGCATTTGACCACGGCCTTTCAACAGGCTCTGGCGAGAACGGTTGGCACGCCGCAAATGCTGGATATCCCGCTTGGATAACGTATCAGTTTCCAGTTGCTCGTAAAATCGAACTATACTCTTTTCTCAGTCGTACTAATCTTCCTAGTGGTGACGGAGATGTTTGGGCACCGAGAGATTGGACTTTACAGGGTAGCAATAACGGAACTGACTGGACGGTTGTAGACACTCGAACTGGGCAGCAATGTGGCCAGTCCGAATTACGGACTTACAAAGTTGCAAATCCAGGTTTATACACCTACTACAAAGTCAATGTTACCATGAATGTTTTACAAAATCCGAGCTATTCGTTTGTTTATTTTCAAGAAATTGAATACATGGAACGTTATCATAGACTTATCAGTCCTATGATAACGTCTTTTAACGATTAAAAAAGAGACAGCTACAGAGTCTTTACAAAATTACGCTACTCCCCTCTGGGGGAGATTCGATTTAAGTAGTCCGCTAAGTAGGAATATTCGGCTAAAATAAAATTCTAGTAAAGGGAAGTGAATAATACAATGGTTACGCAAATTAGATTAAGTACCCAAGCTATGGACGGTACACTCACAGTCGCTAAAGTTGCTGACTTACGGGTTACACTAGCTCAAGGTGGGACTGGCCTGGATTTTCTGGGTCATCAAACCTCGTATACTAGTCCGTATACTATCAGCACTGATTCAGATTCGTCTCCGTACTACATGGTATGGCACGCATTCAAAGGCAACGGAGGCAACCCCTGGAAAAGCACTACACCAGACGCATACGCTAAAGTTGACTTTGGAACAGCTAAGATTGTTAACAAGTATCGAGTTTTTATGGCAGGGAGTCCTGAAGATGCCAGTGGATTTGTACTTGCTGGTTCTAATGATAACTCCAATTGGACCACGCTTGATACGCAAGCTGTTTCTGGTTATGGAGATTTTAACTTCACATTTTCAAACTCCACAAGCTATAGGTATTACAGATTAAGCATTACAGGTTCAGACCGTAGTGGGCATTTTAGTTGCGGTATTATCGAATTAATTGAACGGGCTGCTAATCCTTTGGCAATTGTTGTCGCTGAAGGACGTATTCGTGTAGATAATGTTATCGTTAACGTTTCTGCAAGCAACCTTTTAGTTACCGATAATGCAACCAACTATGTTGAAGTTGATGCCGCTGGTACAGTAAGTACCAATGTTGTTGGTTTTACCGCTGGAAAACTGCCGTTGGCTATAGTTATTGCAGCTTCTAATGCAATTACGTCTTTAGCTGATGCACGCAGTTTGTTTCCTGTACACACTCAGGGTCCTACGGGTCCTCGTGGTGCAACAGGTCCCGCAGGGGCGACTGGCCCTCGTGGTCCTTCAGGTG